ATTTAATACCAGTGCAAGTCATACCAGTTTAACAAGTGGACCATATAGAGGTGGTGTGCAAGGAGCAGATGGTAAAATTTATTATGCACCTAGTAGTGCTACTGGTAATATTTTAGTAATTGATCCTGTAGCAAATACTGCTAGTGTGCAAAACTTTGGCGGTGTAATACCCAGTGGTGCATCATTCCGTTGGCGTGGCGCAGTACGCAGTACTGCTAATGGTAAACTTTATTTTGCACACTATCTTACCACCACTGTGTTAAGCATTGATACAACTGCCAGCGTTGCTAATTCATGGAACTATGGCACTACAATTGGTACCCAGGCACATCAGGGCATTTTTAACGGCAAAGATGGCAGATTATATTGTCCGCCACACAACCAAACATATTGGAGCATCATAAATCCAGTAGCAAATACCTATGCTAGAGTATCACAAACCAGTGCAAAAAGTATAGGTGGATTTACCGGTGATGATGGTAATGTTTATGCTGTACCGTTTGAACAAAGTAACAACAGATTTAGTGTATTCAATGTTACTGCAAATACTGTTAGTTTACAAAACTATGGCATAACTTTAGGTGCTACAACTAATAAATGGTGGGGAGGTGTTGTTGCCCCAAATGGTAAAGCGTATTGTGTTCCAGATACTGGTTCTTCAGGTAATACACATATACTTGTACTTGATCCAAATGGCAGTGGTACTAATGATCCGGCATTTGGTGATTATACAAAAACAAGTTTCTTTAACAAAGGTAGTGTATAATGTATATTAGATATCACAAAGAAAGTTTAGAGTTTTGGGGTACAACCACTGAATTGCATGATGATCCTGAATGTGAATATGTATTAGACAGTGATTATCCATTACCTGTCATTGATATATTCAGTGAAAAGATCATTTGGAATGGTGCTGGTTGGACAGTAATTTCTAGAGGAGAATAACATGCCAGTACGCAGAGTAAAAGGTGGTTACAAATGGGGTAGTTCAGGTAAGACCTATCCTACTAAAAAGCAAGCAGCAAAGCAAGCAGCCGCAGCATATGCTAGCGGTTACAAAAAGAAAAAGGGGAAGTAAATGAAATACGGTAAAAAGAAAAAGACAAAAAAGAAGTCAAAGAAGTACTAAGGTGCAGCCATGACAATGATTGAACGACTAGCATTACAGTTAACAGAAGAACAACAGGAAGAATTCTTTAATTTAGTTGAAGAGCATCCTGATGCTAATCCAATGACATTGTATAGACTTGTACTAAGAAAAAAACAGGAAGATTAAAATGGCACGACCACAACGACTCAGTGTAGAGCATCAAATTCAAATACATGAACTACACAGTGAAATCCAAGTAATTAAGGACAATCATTTGGTGCATATAGCCCAAGATATCGATGAATTGGATGTAGCATTGAAAGAAACCAAAGAAGAATTTAACAAACGCTTTGATCGGTTGGATGAAAGGTTGTGGTTGGTCATTGGTTTGGTTATTACCACACTAGTGGGTATTGTAGTGTCAGGAATAATGTAATGCCAGTAGCACCTAAAGAAGTACAGCAAGCCGCCCGCCGTGCGCTGGCTGCAAGAGATAATGTGCCACCAAGTCGCAAAGCAGGCACGCCAGTTGGGCTAGCACGAGCAAATCAATTGGCAAATGGTGACAACATCAGTGAAGGCACATTATTGCGTATGCACAGTTATCTAAGCAGAGCAGAATATGATTACAAACAGGCTCGTGCAAAAGGTTTAGACTTAGAAACTAGCAAAGCAATACAAGCGTACTACCTTTGGGGGGGACCGGCTGCATTGGCTTGGGTAAGGCGTGAATTAAACCGTTAACCCATGCATTTTATTACATCTTGTATAAATAAATGTGTAGAGTTAGGAACTGTTGCTAAGGCCTCCTAAAATCTTTATAATTATTCTTAACTCTACGCTTTCAAATAATATCAGCCATATATTTTGAAGTCCGTTAAACCCCTCTAGCGTCCCCGCTAGGGGGGTTTTCTTATTTGCGTACGGCTTTGAATGGTAGCAATGGTTTACCAAAATAACCAGGATGCACATTGTTGAAATATTCAACAGCAATGTTTGCAATATCAATCACATGTGGCCATTGCTTCAGTGTGTAATGGCGTGTAGTATCTGCAAAGTTATCTTCAATACCATTTACAAAACTAGCATAGGTATTGTATTTGATACCTGTGCGTTTGAAGTCTGGCTTAGGCAAATCTTTGTTTAGTTTGTTGTAAACTTCATCATAGATGTATTTTTGATCTGCATTGTTATCTTTGTTGATGCGTACATGATCTAAGAATGCACGGGATATTTCGCGCAACAGCAATTCATCTCGTCGCCATTTAATTCTAATATACTGTGTAGTGCCAGTGTTGTGACCTAGACTATATTCAATAGTTCTTTCTGTGGGCAAGTTAACTTGTTCTACTTCAAAAAATTCAGCCATATTCATTTTATTTCTCCTCTGAATCGCCCGATGTTGGGCAATGCTGTTGAATCATTTTATAACGCCAAGTGTGGTAGTCTGCATGTCTAGGACTTAGCCATCCTGCCTTACAACCAGTGTTTACTCCACCTTGGACAGTTTCAGTCCAATGATGTGCTGCTCGTTGTTTGCCACGCAATGCAGCGCCAGCACCATGCTCACTTTCATAATATGCATCACCAAATTTGCGTAGTCGTTCATATACACAAATTGGTGTTATACCAAGTTCATGTGCAAGTTGAATTGCTGTTTTACCAGTCATTGCTTCACACATGGTAGGTGCTCGTTTGCGTTGAAATGGGTTACCATACTTCATTACACGCATATGTATAGCATCGGGTGTAACACCTTCTTCTTTTGCAAAGTCGTGTGCAAGTATACCCCATTTTTGGTAAAACTTGGTATTTGTGCGTATCTTTTTAGGTACATAGGGATAGGGTTTGTCTGCCATATAAATCTCCATTCTTTACATTATAACATAATAGTTGTTTATGTCAAGTATTTAGTTGTTTATGTAAAAATAGCCTGTTTTAGCCGGGTTTTTAGACAGATTGTATAAGTAGTAGTAAGGAGACCGGGCAACACACCCTAAATCTCCCATTAGTACAGCACATAAGGTTGGCGGGCCAGTTTGTAATACCGCTGTGGAAAAGGTGCCCTGAGAAGCACACACGCAACATAATGATGCACCCCCTATGCGGGTCTGAGAGTGAGAACTAGGATACTCAACGCATTGTTATAGACCAAAGGCTGTTGGTCGCGAACACTCCGATAGTGCATAAACAGGCAAGATATAAGGTAACGAACTTGCTAATGCGTAAAGCATGCCACGGTAGGTAGGGAATGAGCGTGAGGTCCCTTGCACTGAGTGTATAAACAAAATACCTACTTCCGAAGGACTTAGACGGCGAAACATCAAGTCTTTTTTAAAAGGAACCTTGCAACAGGTTCCTTCTGACTTGCCACTTGCGAACATCAAATCAAACAATATTGTTTGTTTTTGTTTCTAGATGACGTAAGTCAATAGCAACAAGAAGCAAATGCGAAGTGAAACGAAGCGTTTGTTCGCAGTTGCGTTAAGTGCGTTAGCACTTAATACTTGACATTGGATATATCTAAAATAGTGGTTGACAAAGTAAATATTCCTGTTATATTAATGATACTGCAATAACTTATAGGAGATGATATGCAGGTATTTGATAACGATCAGTTACATCTGATCAACAAGGGTAAAATGTATCAGGATGTGCTGAGAACACAAATTCAAGAAGCACTATTCAATAATCCATTTAATGAAAACTATATCATTAGTAGTTTGCCTGGTTTAGGTAAAAGTCACGAAACTGATAGTGCAATTCAAACCATGTCACAGAAGCCATTGCGTATTGATGGTAATGCCGGCATGATTGCATTAACTGTAGATATTGCAACTGCTCTTTATCTTGCTGGCGGTAATAAAATTGCAGTGGTGCTAGATGACTGTGATGTGCTGTTTGAAGACAAGAACGCCAACACAACTAAAAAGATGTTTGACCAAAGCCGTGTGCTCAAGTATGGTAAGAACTGGCGCCGTGGATTTGCTGGTATGACCACAGACCTACAGTGGGAAGCATTAGAAAGTTTTGCTCGTGATGACCGCGCCGGATTAGAAATCCCCACCAACAACATTACATTTCTTGTACTTACAAACCGTTACTTGCACACAATTAATGACGTAGATGGCATGGACGCCGGTACTAAGAAACACAGCGTGGCCACAGACTTGTATGGTATTCGTCGACGTGTTGAATACAAGCCCATTGAAATGAATACACTAGAACTTTGGGGTTATGTGGCTAATGTTGTGCTCAATGAAAAGATCTGTGAAAAGTTCAAACCAAATATTACAGATGCTGAAAAAGCACAGCAGTTAGAATGGATGTTTAATAAATGGGCTAATGTAACAGAACGCAACCTAAGCCTAGCAGAAAAGATGACCAAGGATATGGTGCGATATCCAAAGAACTACAAAGACATTTGGGCTCAAAACTATTTGCAGGTGAAGTAATGAAGCGCACACCAGAAGAAATTCAAGCATTATTAGATGCACAGCGTAAAGACAGTAAACTTCACCAATTGGGTGATTCGCAGATTAAACGCACACAAAGTATTCGTGATGTTACACAATCCACTGAGTGGAAAGACAATCATCGTGAGGCTGTGAAAAATCGCACCAGTGAATGGCGTGAGAATGTTAGCAATGCAAACAAGGTTACTGTAAAGCGTCGTAAGACCAAAGCATTTTATGACTCACGCAAAAAACTTAAGGCTGATCCTGAATGGCAACGCATGATGGCAGAACGCAACAAGGAAATGGCTAAAGATCCTGCTTGGCAAGCCGCATATCTTGAAGGTAGAAAGAAGATGGATCGTACCAAATTAAGTGATAACATGAAGAGTTTACGCAACCGCGACGATTGGGATGAATTATGGAAGAAAAATCGCGAGCGCATGAAAGCCAATCCTGAATGGCGCAAAAATGTTATTAGAGCAAAAGGCAAGCCTTTTATTACACCCGCGGGCATATTTGATACACTTAATAATGCTGCCGAAGTTTATAATGAACTACGCAATTTCCGCAATGGTAAGAAATGGGTTTATCAAATGTTAAAGCGTGGCGAACCCGGCTTTAAACATATTACATGGGAAGAATATGATCAATTAGTAGGTAACAGTGATGACACCTTTGGTTAGGTCAAGTGCGCTAGAGCCCAATGAACATTATGAGCGTTATATTCGTTTCACCACAGCAGATTTTGAACTAATTGACTTTGTGTTTGCTGCGGGTGAATTAGATCGCATTGTGCAGACCAGTGAAAGTTTTGCAGAAGATCTATTGCCCACGCTATACAGTTTAGAAACACATCCTCATATGTTAAACCACATACAAAATTTAGGATTTGAATTTGTAGAGCGTGTTACTTACACCGAACAAGAAATGAGTAAGACTCGTGCAAAAATGTTATGGCGCAATCTAAAACGCCGCTAAGTCATTGATTCTTAAAGGAAAGTTTTTTTAAAATTGTGGTTGACACTGACAGCAAATGTTCATATAGTACGAACATAAGCAATGATGCTTATGCAACTAGGAGTGTAGAAAATGAACATCACCAAACTTGTAGACATCCGCAACCAAATTGCACAACTGCAGAATATTGAAAAGATGTTGGCAGAAGAAATCAAAGGCTTGGGTAATGGCCGCTATGAACAAGATGGACACGCCGCAACGGTATACACAGTAGCAGACCGTGAGAGTTTGGATGCTAAGGCAATGGAACAGAAACTGCGTGACATGGGTGTGGACAATCGTTGGTTCAGCAAGAACACCAAGACCACACGGGGTTACACCGCACTAAAGATTACTGTGCTTTAAACTGCTTTGTTGCTGACAAATTGATTAAGACGTTCCGCTTCCAAAATAATTTCACTGCTACTGGGCATATCTTCAGGTTTGTTCGATCGAGCCTGAAGTATGTCTCGTGCTAGTTTTAGTAATTCTAAGCGTATTTCAAATGGGGTCATAGGTAATATTTATTGGTTTGGTAAGGTTTGGTACTGTATGGATATACAGCGTTGTGAAAAAACAACACAAAAAAAGGTTGACATATGCCCAAAATCCTGTATAGTAGTAAATGTAGCGATGTTGCTACACTCAATTGGAGACCTTAAATGAACAGCAAGATCAAAGTTGTAAAAGCGTATTTGGACCATTGTGAGCGTAATGGTATTGTAGTTACACAAGCAGAACTACAGCGATTGTATGCTGTACCATTCACATACTTGAAGCGCATTGTAGCAGAAAAGATGCAGAATGCGGTTGTGGCGTAAACGCAATACGCCACCTCCCGTGAACAAATATACAAAAAAGCCCCCCAAAATCAACAACTTACGCAATCTACTTCAGGTTGCGTAACCTCTTGATTCTAAAAGAAATCTTTTTTCATCTTTTTTGAAAAAAGTGGTTGACATTTAGTGCAAAGAGCGTATAGTAGTAAATGTAGCGAGCAATAGTGCTTGTTACGAAACTTGGAGAATGAAATGCGTAATCTTACTCAATTGATTAACGATTATAAAGCAATTGCTAATGAAAATGAATATACAAAATTCGTTGATGACATATCTATAGAAGAAGCAGGTATGTTGTCCCGTGCTAAGGATGTTGGACTTTGCACGCGAATACCTGCCTATATTATCCGGCGAGAACTTAATGATATTGAATCCAAAAGTTTACAGGGTATTTTCTAAAGAAGCCGCATAAAAAGGTTGACAACATCGTAAAAGATGTTATTATTATAAATGTAGCGATGTTGCTACACACACTTGGAGACTTAGACATGCAGACCCGATACTTTACTAATGAATTTTCAAATTTGCCCCGCGAACGCAAGGTAGAAGAAATGGCCACAATGATGATGCGTATTCTTTTTGATGCTGACGCAGACACTGATGCTAACATCAGCGTTGTGGATCGACTACTAGAACTGCGTCCTGAGGTGAGCCAGCACACATATAAGCCGGCTACCACACTTGAAGAACGCATCCGCCAGTTTGAACAGGCTGCTGAATGTGCGGCTGCTCGCGTAGATCAACTTCAAGTTGAGGGCGTTACAGATGCTGATGAACTTGAAACAGCGTACTACGATGAATTGCACAAGTACAGGATCGACCTCAATCCTGCGGCATAAGGTTGTCTCCAAGGACCTAGTTGGTGGGCTCTAGTCAAAAGCCCACAATGTGATCTCATAATTAACTCCTCTGACTCAGCACCATGTTTAACAGCATGGTGCTTTTTTTTAGGTTAAATATTAGCGATGAGAACACATTGGGCCCTACAGCATATGGCATTACTCAAAGCCACACAAGGCAAGAGTTTAGACACCACGGCTGTCACACACAGACGCATACTTGAATTGGCTCAAAGTGTTCATCCTCTGAGTTTGGCACAAGTAGCAATGCTGGAACATTTTGTACACAGCAATTCAAAAGTGTTAAATAATACCGTGTACTATGATGAGAACATTTTCCATCCTAGCACACACTCAAAAGAAGATTACTATGTTACAGCCACTGGCCGTTGGGCCAAACGCGGTAACGCAGGTAACGTCACAGTGAAGAAGAAGAAATCAGATGAATAAACTGTTGCGTAAGACCTAATGTGCTGATGGTACTGTGGAATTAGCGTGGGAGCCCAATCTCACAGTAATAGGCAGTGATCCATAATCAACTTCAGCACATTAGGCGGCCCTTTTAGCGCCATTTTGAACTGTTCAAACTAAATATACAATACGCCCGCACAGCGAACAAAAGTGATTACTGTGGGTCATCACAGAGAGGAAAGTATGACAGAAGAGCACGATATCAATCCTGAGGAATGGGATTACCTAGAAGAAGGTGCGGTAGAAATACCTCGTGTCCAACCCAAGCGCCGACTGGGCGTTGCCACAGTAAAGGGCATCATTGTGGGCAAGGATGATAATCAGCGTGTTGTGCCCTTAGAACAAGTGCGTAAACTAGCAGCACTACATCTCAGTTACAGAGACATGGCCGAGTTCTTTGGTGTAAAAGAAAACACTTTCCGCGATCACTTTAAACAAGAAGTAGAGCGTTATCGCAATGTTACCAAACAAAAACTTATGGAAGCAATGTTGAGTAACGCTATTGATAAGATGAATCCCACCATGCAAATCTGGCTCTCAAAAAATATCATGGGCTTTGCGGATAATCCTATCAACACGGAAAGCAGTCAAGTGCTGCCATGGTTAGAGTCGAAAGATTAAAGATTTACAGATAATGGATATGCAGATTGCGCCTAACAGACCCTCAACAAACTATAATCACCAGTGATGCTCGCTTTAAGGTCGTAGCAGCCGGACGACGTTTCGGCAAGACCTATGCCAGCATCAGCAGTATGGTCAAAGTAGCAGCCAATCCTGGTAAGCGTGTGCTGTACATTGCACCCTCATATCGCATGGCTAAACAAATTGTTTGGGATGACTTGAAAGTACTGTTGGGGTCTAGACGCTGGGTCAAGCGTGTTAACGAAAGTGACCTTACCATTACGCTGGTAAATGGCAGTCAGATCATGTTGCGAAGTGCGGACAACCCTGACAGTATAAGGGGAATCGGTGCAGACCATGTGGTCATAGATGAGGCAGCCGACATTCCCGATTTAGAAACAACATGGCAAAGTGTTATTCGCCCCATCCTATCAGATAGATTGGGAAGTGCTCTTATCATTGGTTCACCCAAAGGACGCGACTTCTTTTATGATCTTTATCTACATGGTCAAAGTTCAGAGAATTGGCACAGTTGGCAGTTTACCACAGCAGAAGGTGGCAATGTCACAGCCGAAGAACTAGAGCAAGCACGCAGTGATCTAGATGAGCGTACTTACAACCAAGAGTACATGGCTCAGTTCCTCAACATTACAAATATTATCTACTATGCGTTTGCTGATGAGAACATTGTCAAATGGAGTGAACCACTCAATGATAGAACGCCCTTGCACATTGGCATGGACTTCAACGTCGATCCTGGCTGTGCTGTTGTGGGCTTTCAACATCGCGAGGGCTTTCACATAGTTGATGAGATTGAGATATATGGTACCAACACACATGAGATGGTGGATGAGATACGACGTCGCTATCCTCAACATCGTGTCAGCGTGTATCCTGATGCCAGCGGATCGCAACGACGCACCAGTGCTCATGGTATCACAGATCATATCATTCTCAAAAATGCAGGATTTGATCTCCGAGTAGGATCAGTAAACCCCGCAGTAGCAGATCGTATTGCCGCAGTTAATAGTGCGTTTTGTAGCGGCACTGGTGTTAGACGCTTAACAGTGGAGCCTGCCTGTAAACGCCTCATAGAGGGCCTACGCAAGCATACATATAAAGAAGGCACACGTCAGCCCAGCAAAGACACAGGATATGATCATTTCAATGACGCATTAGGCTATGTGGTCAATCATTTGTATCCTCTGCGAGTAGATTACAATCGCGATAGCGTGAGTCAAATTAGACGTAACACAGGAAGATTTTGATATGCAGGTAGAACTAGTACTAACAGTATTTGAACCCACACCAGAAGGTAAGCGGCGCAAGACACAGGGCTATGTAAAACGCTTTAGGGGTGACACGCTGGAGCAAGCCAAAGCCACTAGCCTGGCTTGGTTGGATGAAAACACACCACCCGGTACGCGAGTTATCGAACTCACTGCACACTATGTTGGAGGAGATGCTGATGAATTCCTACCTCTATGAACTAGATGTGATCATACACTATGGCAATGGTGTAAACATGGAAGTGCGTATACAAGGTCCAGACTGTGACAGTTGCTACGACAAGTTAGTGGATTACTTGGAAAGTTTAGATACCAATCATTATAGTGTTGTAGCAGAGGGGTGGGCAGATGAGTTCTAAATTAGTAGTAATAGGCAAGTTTAGATATAACAAGGAATTGATGCCTAACAATACAGAAGAAATCACACGCTATTGGTTTTGCGAAGATGAGAGCGATGGTGAACTAATTGTAAAGCGTCATATGAGTCAAACAGGCGCACTAGGTGTGCAATGTGTCGTAACAACAGAGGAGGATTTCCATGCGACTACCAGAAGTACCGTACATGAATAAAGAAAGCAGCGTTAAGACCGGACCATTAAACACGCTAACATTATCAGGACTAAGTCTATTTTGGGCTATTGTGTTAGGTTATGCTAGCCCATGGTGGTGGTTACTGGCTGTGCCACTGTTGTTAGGTGGTTATGGCAATGAGATCTCACCACGCAAAGACAGTCAATTGAGGCTCTAATATGAGCGACAAGAAATCAGCAGTACCAGAAAAGAACAGCAGTCAGTGGCGTAAGAATGAAAGTCTTATTGCCAAGGATCCTGTGTTGAGAGAGGCCCGCGATATTGCAGAAGGCTTCCGTCCCAGCAGCACATCAGGCAGTCGTGTTGCTGGTGGTAGCCAAGCCTATAAGGATGGTTGGGATAGAATATTTGGTAAGCAGGACAGTGATGAGTAAGAGTTGGCATGGCGGCAAAGGCAGTCGCGTCCGCCCTATAAAATACAGAGAACAGTTTGAAGATAACTGGGATCGCATATTTGGTATAAAGGAGAACAGGCATGAAGAAGACAGACAAGGCAAGACAAAAACGATTACAAGTGAAGAGAACAAAGAGAAATCAAAGTCGAAAGAACAAGACTTATAACCCTGACAAATATGCGCCTCAGGGTCAAAACCCGTCAAAAGACACATTGATTTTATAAGTACAGATAAATAAAACAGCGTCATTATGGCGCTAAATGCGTTTGGCAGACGAATTTAAAACCGCGGAGACTCACCTGTGAGTGACTACTTAAACTTTATAACCGGCACACATGATCTGTATGCTAGATATGTGGACGACTGGAGACTTGCAGTACGCTCATACTGGGGCGGGGTAGAGTACAGAGACGCAAAATATTTAAAGCGTTATTCAATTGATGATGCTACTCCCAGCGAAGTAATCCGCACCTATGACATGGATGATGATGGTCGTCTAACCGGCAAGTACAGCAGTATTGCAGTCAGTGACAGTAAGAGTGCTAACGAACGCGGCGAACAGTACTTGAGCAGTTTCTACTTAGAGAAACTACAGAATGTACCATTATTTCCCTATACAAGACTGTATGTAAGTGAATACAACAGTATCTTGTTCCGCAATACACCTGTGCGTGAATTGCCAGAGTTGCCAGACGTACAAGATTTTATCAATGACGTAGATGGAGAAGGCAACAGCATCAACGAGTTTGTAAGCATGGTTGATATCTACACCACAGTATATGGTGTGGTTTGGACCAGTTGCATCAAGCCCTTGGGCAGTAACTATGCTCGTTGGCGCATGTTTAGTCCCATTGACGTACCAAACTGGAAGTACAGTTACACCGCTGCCGGTGACCTAGAACTGTCAAAGATTGTGTTGCGTGTAAGCAGCGACAGTCAAATGGATATCTTCCAATACATTACCAAAGATAACATTGATATTGTGTTTGTTCCCAAGGTAGAAGAACTAGAAGTAGATCTCCCTGACGAAGCAGTATACTTTGAAAGTGATGATGAGAATGAAGATTATCCTCATGGTTACTATGTAATACAAAGCATCAATGAACTGGGTTACATTCCAGTAGAACCAGTTTACCAAAGCAATAAGATTTATAACGGCATTGGTCACACACCAATCTTTGACATTGCACAGATTCAGCGCAGCATCTATGGTGACAGCGCAGAAATTTACAGTTCAATCTCATACGGTGCTCATCCAGTTAACATTGTAGACGAGGACACAGCAAAAATTAACGATGGTGCGTTAGGTGCAGAGCCTGGTACCATTGTGCGTGTACCTGCCAGCATTGGTGGCACACCTAACTATGTGTTTGAATTCCGTGCACCACCCTTAGACAGTATCAAAGAATTACGCGAGTTGATTGATCAAAAGATTGACAAGATGAATCAGGTCGCAATGATCCGCACAGAGGATCTAATCCGTGCTAGCCGCAGTGGCGCACAGATTGAACAGTATGACAGCAAACTAGAAGCATTCATTCGTAAGAAAGCCACTTGCCTAGAGAACTGGGAATATAAGATGTGGCTCATATGGTTTGATTGGTTGAACAAGCCTCTGCCCACAGATCTAACTGTGAGTTACAACAGATTGTACAGCAGCAAAGGCTTAACCACAGAAATTGCTGAAGTAAATGATTTGATGAATCTAATTACAGAATATCAAACTAGATTTGTCAAAGAAGAAATTGAAATGCCAGAAATGGCGTCAGAAGAATTGCCAAACATTCCAGGTAGAACATATCCTGATGGTGAAGCAATTCCTGTTACATTACCAGAACTATATCAAAGTGCCAGCAGTGATGCAGTACCAGAGGGACAAAATTGTGCCAACTGTGAATACTTCATGGCTGGCCAATGTGCAAAATTTGCTGCACCAGTGCGTGAAAACTACTGGTGTGCCAAGTGGGAACCAATTGAAGAAATGGAATCAGAGAAATACGAAGAATCTGATGATATGGAAGAAGGTTCCGATGAAGAATTTTTAGATGAGATGAAGGAAAAACTCAAGACTCGTATGAAGCAATTGATTGATTCCAGTTTCTCAGAAAACAGTTTATAATATACGCAATACTTCTGCGATTAAAAGGAGAGAAGAATGGATAACGCATCCACAGTTACGGAAGTGCAAACCGACCAAATTGCATCAGTTACAGATTCTGAGGTTGCAAAAGCAAACACTAAATCTGAATCAACAACATCCGACGCACCTAAAGTCGAACAGCGTGATGGCAAGTTCTATTTGAATGGTCAGAGAATTTATACTCGCGACGATACAAATAAGATTGCTAGCAATGCTAAAAACGAAGCAATGAATAGTTTCCTCAGAGAACTAGAAGTTGATAGTTTAGACAATGTTAAAGATGTGATCAAGACACTAAAGACTGCACCCCTCACAGAGGATGGTAGTCATACTATGCCTGGAAGCTGGAGCCAAGAACAGAAAGCCGCTGTTGTAGACTTAATGAAAGCCCGCAATATGTTTGCTGTAGAAGGTTCAAGTTTCCAATTACGCAATGGTGATGATTTCTTCACTGTTGATGGTGAAAGACCCGACTATGCTACTGCTGTGGAAACAGTTGGTCGCACACTAGGTCTTAACTTTGGTAAGAAGGGTATAAATGTTGTTAACGCTGAGCCAGGAATGGACCTAGGCGAAAGTCCTAATACTGTAAAAGCAGTAGATGACAGTCGACTCGGCAGCGATACAGAATATAGAAATGCTTATATGCAGATTAGGCAATATCAGCCAACTCTAAGTAGAAGCGACGTTACACATAATATGGTAATGAAACAAATCGAGAAGGTAAGAAAAGCCCGTGGGATTGGCCCCACCAGATAAAAATTAACCGAATAGGAGAATAAAATGCCAACACCAACAACACAATCTTCGGTCCAGCAACTGTACACTGATATCGTAACTGATCTCATGCCCTTTTTCTCGGACCAGGTATTGCTACCAAACGCACCTTTTATCCTTAATCGTTTCAGCATTGCTGGCGAAACAGGCTATGTGGTTCGCGTACCAAAACTAAACGCCTTTACACAGGGCGCAAGCGTAAGCGAAGGTACTTCAATTATTGCCGCAGCCGAAACAAATGTTCAGCCAACCAACGTCAACATCACAATGACCAAGAAGGGCGTTGCCGGTGACGTAACTGAAGAATCACTAGAAGATGGTGGCTTGTCAGTAGTTCGTAACGCACTACTAACACAACTTTCAACTGGTCTTGCTCAGGCAACAGACATTGAAGGTTTTACAACACTTCGTGGTGCATCAGGTAACACAAGCGTACAGCAGGATGGTAACGCATCTGTAACTTCAACAAACTCAGAAGTTAACTTCGTAATCAGCCCAATGGCTCTTGGCTATGCTGAAAAGCGTGCGCCAACAGTTAAGATGTGGTTTGATCCAGATCTAGATACTCACCAGTTCCGTGCAACAGTTCGTAACGGTTTCAACAACATCTACCCAACTTTCGTTCGTAAGTTGAACGGCTCAAGCGTAATTGGTTCAAGTGCTCTAACACTTTCCAACTTTGCTAAGTCAGTAAGCAACCTCCGCGCAGTAAATGCTCCAGTTGGTCAGGATGGTCTATATGTTGCATTCGTTGGCCCAGCCACTGAATATGCAATTGCTAGCCAGTTGAACAGCGTAACACAGGCTGCTATTGGTAACCTAAGTGACATCGGTAACCGCTCATTGCTAACAGGTCTTATCGGCCAGGCAGCAGGTATGAGTTGGTATCGTTCAAACAACCTACCAGTAGGCAACACTTAATAGAGAAATCAACTGAGGAGAACGGCGATGGCATTCATAATTGTAGCAGGTAATGTTCAAAGTTTTGCAGAATACACAGATGTTCTGCAGAAAGACCAACGCCTTCTCGAAGAAAACGAAATCCGCATACCTTCCGAAAGTGGGTTTGCGGATATTCCAACCTTCATAGAAGACATGCTGAAAAAGAGTACTCAGCGCATTCTATTAAAAATCAAAACCAGCACTTGGTGGCAGGGTTACAACAGTTTTATGGGTAGCCCTATCAGCGACTTAAATGTGTTGCCTAATGTAAATCCAAATCTTATAGATCCAACAAATGCATTAGGCCGCCAACAGCAGTTTACCGATCTCTGTGTCTACTATNNNGAGTATATCCTTCCGCTAGTAGCACAGTTTGGTGAAACAAGTGCTGATATGACTAAGATAGATTACTATGGACGCAAGTTCGAAGATCTCTACAACGAGTTAATCGCAATTGCTGACTGGTATGATTTTGATAACGATGGTACTGTTCAAAATGATGAAAAGGCCGTAAGTTATTACATGAATCGCAGAACTCGTGCAAAGCGCAATGTGGTAAGGATTAGATAATGTCAATTAGGAATGAACTAATTACAGCAATAGGAAACAGAATCACATCTTATTCTAATTTTAGAATAAGCAGTGAGTATCCTACTAGTCCTGATGGTACTGCCTTGTACACAAAAAATCTAAGGACATTTTATGCCGATCAACAGCAACCCGCTTTTGTCGAATTATTTTCAACCTTAGATAATGCTGTGCTAGACAAGACAGAAACTGTAATCAATGTTTATATGGCTCACGATGCAAAGACTGAGCCAGCAAACATTACAGCAACCATCAACGCAGCAATGTTGGCAAAGAACAATATTAATGCGGTTGTGAGTACCGTTGACGTAACTTCTCAAATTGATTCCGATATTATTACATATACTTTAGAGTATAACTTTACAACTGTTTAACATAGGAGATATCAAATGGCAGTAATTAACACAAGCGCAGGTAGTAAGGCCGTATTAGCCCTTGGTGCAACAGCAGCAAATGCTAACGTCTTAGCAACACCTGCTTTAGTCGTGCCTTACATGCAGGATATCACTATCAACAACTCAACTGGTGTATTCCGTTGGAAGACCTTAGATAACACAGCAGAAAGCGCAGCAACAACACCTGCAACAAACCAAGTAACACTTAACGTCGTAGTTGACGATAAGGCATTCTTTGGTAATGCAAGTTTAACTGATGCTATCGCCAACACTGGTATCTATGGTGCAAGCAAGAACAAGACTCGTGTCTATTTCGAGATTGCATTCAATGGTGCAGTAGCCGGACAGAATTACCTCAAGGGTTCTGGTTTTATCAGTGGTCTAGCACCAACTGTTAACCCAGATGCGCCTCTGTGGGTAACACCTGTTACGATTGAAGTTGATGGTGACTTCGATAGCGATGTAACGCTATAAAGCGCACAACAAAACGCAATGAGGGGGGAAACCCCCTCATTGTTTATGTGGAGATAGAACATGGATAAGAGTACAATTGAACGCTACCATGAGTGGAAGCGTAAAGCACAACCAGACCATCGTTTTGCTGTAGGTGATGTCACTTATAGTCAAGCAGAAATGGATGTGTTAGCGGGCGGAAAACCTGCAAAACAAATAAATATTAAAACAGATATAGAGGAAGAAGATCATGCAGATGTGGGAGAACTTGACCCAAGCGGACATAGTAAAGACCCTGGAACAGGAATTAGCCAAAGCGCAGAATGAATTAAAATGCGCTGAAGCAGATATATCAAAAAGCCGCAGTAGAATAGCATTCTTGCTAACTGCTGTGCATTACTTAAAAAAGGATATGAAGTTATGAATCTCAAAAATTTAGCAAGCAAGCCTCAACTAGTAAACATCACACTTGATGATGAAGACACCATTGAGAAATATGGTGAAGCCGTAGAGTTTTGGGTGTACGACAAACAGCCCATTGAAAAATTTGTAAAATTTGCCGGTGCCGGCGAAGAAGACTACGGTAAGATCATTGAATTTTGCAGCGAACTAATCCTAGACAGCGATGGTAACAAGGTCATGACAGATGGTCATGTATTGCCTGCTGGCCTATTGATGAAGTGCGTGAATAAAGTCGTAGAACAGTTGGGAAAGTAACTGGTAGTTCGCTCGATGAAGGGAGCGGAGAACTACACGCTTGTTTGATGCTAGATGCGCTGGGCGAACGGTATGGTATGCTCCCTTCAGAAGTGTTGGCAAATGCTAACACTTTAGATATTTGGGTGTTTGATGTTGCAATTTCTTATCGCGAAGCACAGGATGCCAAAGCACAAGGAAAAGCACCAAAGGCAAACCAAGATCAATTGAAACAGTTAATGGAGAATGTTCGTGGCAATAACAGTAAATGACAAAGATTTCAAACGTCTACTCAAAGACATTATGAAAACTGCTAATGCTGACTGGCAAAAGGCCGGAACACATTTTCGTAACATTACACCAATTGATACTGGTAATGCTAAACGCAATACAAATACACGCGGCAAAGTTATTAGAGCCAACTATGGTTATGCTAGTAAACTTGATGAAGGTTTCAGTCGTCAAGCGCCAGGTGGTATGAGTGACCCAACTATCACTTATTACGAGGATATTCTCGAAAGAGATTTGGGTAAACTATAATGGCAAAAGAAATTAAAGTCTTATTAACGCTCGATACCAGAGGATTTGAAACTGGTATTGCTCGTGCTACGCGAAGTGTTGATACACTTAGACAGCGTGCAACCAGTGCAGCCGATTCAATATCAGGCGCATTTGCTGGTCTGTTTGCTGGCGCGGCATTAACTACTGTTGTAGATTACGCAGATACCTATACAAATTTACAAAATAGACTGCGAGCATTCAGTGTTGACCAGGCTGAAGCCAACAGCAAGTTTAAAGATGTGCAAGAAATTTCTGCGGCAGCAAGAACAGGTCTTGAAGAAACAGGTAAACTGTACACAAGATTAACATTGGCCAGCAGAGACTTGGGTCTAAGTCAAGATCAAGTAGCACAGATTACTGAAACATTTGCCAAAGCCACACAGTTAAGTGGTGCTAACACGCAAGAAGCGGCTGCAAGTATGTTGCAGTTTAGTCAGGCAATGTCCGCAGGCAAACTTAACGGCGACGAATTCCGTTCATTGATGGAAAACAGTCCTGTGTTCATGAACAAGTTGAAGGAAGCAGTTAAGAAAAGCACTGGCGAAACAAATGTTAACCTAAAAGAATTAGCCAGTCAAGGTAGATTAACCAGCGAGTTGCTGGCTGGTGCTGCTCTACAAATGAGCAAAGACATTGACGAACAGTATGGTAAGATGGGTCCAACCATCGGACAAAGCCTTACACAGTTGAAAAACAGTTTCATCAGTTTGTTTGGTGAATTAGAAAGCAACACTGGTGTATTCAGTGCAATTGCAGGTGCTATTCAGTTTGTAGCAGACAATTTAAGTTCATTCCTAATTATATTAACAGCAGCATTTGGTCCAGCAGCCATTGCAATGGTTGTCAAGTTCTTTAGAACAGTACAAGCATTGATGATGCGTAACCCATTTACTGCTATTGCCACAGCAATTGCTATTGTGGCTACTACACTTTATGAACTAACACAGCAAACAGGCAGTTTCAGTAATGCACTAAAGATAATGGCCAACTACGGCATTGGTGCAGTGAACATGCTGATACAGGCCTTCCGCGGCTTCTTTACCTTTATGGGTGAAGTGTTGCCAGTGTTGGGCAAAGCATTTATTAATGCTATCAATCCATTCAGTGATCAAAGCACAGTTGAGATGCTGAAGAATGGTGTTGTTAACGCATTTAACAAAGCCAAGGCTGTGGTAACAGCACAAGGACCAATTCCGTTATTTGATGTTGCTGTACCTAAGCCAGAAGGTAGGGCACCACGCAACATTGGCAACATGCCAGTAACACTTGGCGCAGGCAAAGAAGACAAGGATGCCAAACGAGCAGCCGAGCGCATAGAAAATGCCCGCAAGAAAGCAGAAGAATATGTACAGGCAATTCGCGATCAGATCAAAGCACTTAACGCTAAGACTGAAAGTGAACTAAAGAACATTGGTGTTGGTGAACTTTCTAAGAAGTTAGAAGAAGCACGCCTAAAGAACGCAGAAGATTATGATGAAGTTGTAAGAAAGATCAACAGCATTGAAAACCTAAGTGCGGCAGATCGCAGCAAAGCACTTACTGAAGCAGAAGCACTATACAAATCATTAGGTGATACTGCACAAGAGTCATTGAAGAAACTTGACGCTGCACAAAAAGCATTTGCACAAAATCAAGAATTAGCAATGATTGGTGCCGGCGCAGAAAACGCTCGCAGAGAGTTTGAGCAGATGATGCAGTTGGATGGTGAATTCAATGCTGCTAAGAAAGAACGTCTTGCTGAAAGATTTACCATTGAAAATGACTTTGCTATGCAAGAAGCCAAACTGCGTAGCCAATACAAAAATCAAAATGATCAAGAATTATTAGATGACCTAGCAAGACTTGAACAGCGCAAGGCAGCAACAATAAAAGCATTTGATGAACTAACACCAGAAAAATTAAAGTTTGCTGAAACACAGCGTAGTTTTAGTTATGGTTGGGAACAAGCATATGGTCAATGGTTAGACAGCACTGGCAATATGGCAGAGTATGCCCAAACACAGTTCTCAAATCTAACAGATGGTCTAACAGAAGCATTTACAAACTTTGTAATGACAGGTAAACTTAGTTTCAAGAGCCTAGTACAAAGTATTCTAGCAGATATTGCTAGACTTGCAGCACAGAACATTGTCAAAGGTATTTTTGGCAGTATCTTTGGCGGCGGCAATCCTTTTGTAAGTCTATTTGGTGGTCCAAGAGCCGCTGGTGGTCCAGTACAAGCAGGTAAAACATATCTAGTTGGTGAACGCGGCCCTGAATTGGTACGCTTTGGTCGTGCTGGCACAGTTATTCCTAATTCAAGACTTATGGAAGGTGGTGAATATGGCGGCGGCATGACACAGGTTGTGTATAACATCAGCGCAGTAGATGCACCAAGTTTTAAAGCATTGGTAAGCCAAGATCCACAGTTCATTTATAGCGTAACACAAGTTGGCGGTAGAAGAGCAGGTGTAAGATAATGAGTATACAAACAATAGTTAACAACGCAAGCAGCATTACAATTGACCGCCACAAGACCAGCGGCCAAACAATCAGTCGCAGCGGCATACTACGCACAGCAGAACTTGCTAGTAATGTGCCATGGCTGTTCACAGTTGAAATGCACAATGGTTTGACCTACAGTACCAATCGTGCTGTCACAGAAGAAATTGACAGACTAGATAGAACCATAGAAGAAACTATCAACATTGGTAGCAGCAACGCAGGATTAGCGTATATCACAGCGTATCAAGGTGATGCAGCAGGCATTACCAGTGCAACCATTAACAGCGTAAGCGGCAGCAATATCTATTTGAATTGCAGCAGCATTGGTGCCGGGAGTGGTTATTTGTTTCGCAAAGGTGATTATATTCAACCAACCAGCAGTTACAGATATCCCTACACAGTAACCGCTGACGTTGCCTACAGCACCAGCAGCAATGTGACCATTCCTGTGCACCGCCCAGTGATTAGCCAAACTGGTTATACTTTTGCTGGCAAAGGTATTGTGGTTGGCAGCAATGTAACTTGGCGTGTTAAGATGCTTAAGAAGCCAACATACACAATTGTACCTTATGACAGAATTCAGTGGGACAGTGAGTTCCAACTAATAGAAGTAATTACGGAAGTTTAAGATGACAACACCTATTAGTGCAGTAGACGGTCAAAATAATATTAGCCATGCGCTGTTCATGGATATTACTCTTGGCGGCACTACTTACTATGTGAGTAGTGCATACAAACCTATTACCATTGGCGCTAACACCTATAACCAACTAGGTTATTTTTTACAAGCAGGCAGTTTACAAGACGATCTAAAAAGCAATAACAATGACATGCAGATCAGTCTTAGTGGTGTACCCAATACACTAGTAAGCATTGTACTAGGTACACCTATCAAAGGTGGTAAGGTTGTAATTAAGCGCGGCTTCTTTGATACCAACACTGATGAAATTATCAGTGGACAAGTGTACACACGCTACACAGGTATCATTACTAATTTTAACGTCGATGAACAAAATGATCCGTTCAGTGGTGATAGAACACATACTGTGGTAATCAGTTGTGCAAGTTTAAACCAATTACTAGAAAACAAAGTAATGGGACAAAGAACAAACGGCAGTGATAGAAAAAGATTCTATCCAGGCGATATCAGTTTTGATCGTGTAAAAGATCTACAAGGTATTAGTTTTGACTTTGGTAAGAAATACACCGGTGGTACCGGCTATGGCGGTGGATACTATGGTGGCGGTGGGGGCGGCGGTGGCCGCTTTGATGGATTTGATTTCAATATCAATTTGAATTAGGTGTAACATGAAAATAAGATTTGCAGGTATAAAAGATTTTGATAGAATAATGTCGTTGATGATTAATTTTGCTAATGCTGCTCCTATAGAAGCATTGCGTAATCCAAAGTACAATTACCGAGGTGTGCAAAATTTCTTAACAATGATTTTAAAAAGCGGAACAATTATTGTTGGTGAGGTAGACGGAGTGATACAAGGCATGTTGATTGCGGGCGTTGATAACAATCCATGGTTACCTCATGTAAAGACATTGAAAGAATTAGCATGGTGGGTTGAACCAGAGTATAGAAATACCAGTTTAGGCTATCGCATTTTGAAAGAATATATTAGAGTAGGCAAGTTAGGTCGAGAAGTAGGTGCAATCAGTAATTTTACAATTACAACATTGATGGAAAGTCCAATCAGAGATATGGAAAAGTTTGGTTGGAGACCCATCGAAAAGAATTATGTTTATGAGGGTGAGTAAATGGCAGTCTTTACAGCGATAGGTGCAGCAATTGCAGGTGCTATTGGTTTAACCGGTACCTTTGCAACCATTGCAGGTGTTGGTCTCAGTATTGCTGGTACAATTGTTGCCGGTGCTGTTGCTGCTGGTCTTGCATATGGTACTGCAAAGATACTTGGTGTGGGTAAAGTACCTAAACCAGAGGATCCTGGCGCAAAGATTCAGTTACCGCCCGGCACTGATAATAAAGTAGGCAAACTATACGGTCGCAATTACATGGGCGGCATTATCATAGATGCTGAAATCAAAAATCAAAACAAAACAATGACTTACGCATTGGTGTTAAGTGAATTTACACCAGGCGAAACATGGACTGTGAATAAGATTTATCGCGGTGACAATGAATTGGTGTTTGGTTACAGCGGTGCTCAAAATCACATTGTAAGTAGTATTATTGACAGCAACGCAACAGCGACCAATAGTGTAGGCATTCAAAAGAAATGGGATAATGGTAAGATCCGTTGCAGAGTTTATGCTGGCGGCAGCAGTAGCACCAATCAAATCTTTCCAACCACAAACAAAGTAAACGCATATGGATCGGGCACAGGACAGTTTAGTAACTGGAGTGCATCAAATAGTATGGCTAATTTAGTTTTTGCTATTTTTGAAATTGATTATGATCCAGAGAACAACTTGGTGCAGTTGGATGCTATTACATTTGATATTGAAAATAATGTAAGCAACCCAGCCAATGTGTTACTTGATTACTTACGCAACGAACGCTATGGTTGTGATCTTGCTAATACTTTTATTGATACTGACAGTTTCAATGCTTGGGCTACACATTGCAGCACCAGTGTAAATTATTACGACAGCGCAAATGTGTTACAAAGTCATCCACGCTATGAAATTGATGGCATTGTTAGCACCTACAACAATTGCAAAGATAACATTGACAAGATTTGTCGCAACAGCGGCGCATTCTTTACCTACAATAATAAATCAGGTAAGTTTGGTATTGTGGTTAATCGCGCAGCCACTACTGCTGAAAAAGCCAATGCCTATGTGTTTAATGATGACAACATTGTTAGCAAAATAACATTGACCAATACTGACCTGTTTAATCTATACAATCAAATGGAAATAGAATTTCCCAGTGTTGTACAAAAGGATCAAACTGACACAGTATTTTTAGAAACACCATCTGGCAGTAGAAATATCAATGAGCCGGACAACAAACTAAATGTTAGATTAGACATGGTCAATGATCGTGCTCGTGCAATTAATCTTTCCAACATTGATTTACGCCAAAGTCGCTTTAGTACTGTTCTACAATTTAGAGCAGACTATCAAGCACTACAGGTTGACGTAGGTGATGTTGTTAAAGTTAGCAATGAAATCTATGGCTTTACTAACAAACTGTTCCGCGTAATGCGTACCACTGAAGTTGAAGATACAGATGGTATGCTTAGTGTTGATATATTATTGTTAGAATATGATGACAGCATTTATACAGAAACTGTTGAAAATAGTAGTGTGATACCAGACAATAGTGGTATTCCAAACTGGTGGGCATGGAACGCCAATGCTAATATTTCATTAGGCAATATTACCATTGCCAGCAATGTGATTTATGGCAGTAATGCAAACATCTACAATCCAAATACAGGTAATGTGGTAGCAAATATCAACATCAATGATGCAATTATCGGTGGTAACATTAACTTTGGTAACACTTCACCGTGGGTTAATATTCCTATCTTTGTGCCAGGCAACACAACATTTGATACTGCGGTTGTAGAAGTTATTAATAATAACACAAGTAATATTGATAACACAAATGGTAGTACAACTACAATTGTTACACCACCAGGTGGATTTCCATATTTTGCACCAGGTAGCACATTTAACTTTGTGCGTGACCTAAACAATTTTACAAACCTAAACGGTGGTGATGATTTTAGATTCCAGATACACTTAGAAGATAGTATGACTGGTACTAGAAGTAATGTTGTTACTACACCACCAATTGCTATCAATGTAGAAAACATTATTGACAACAAACAAATTGCTCCATATGGTGCTGGTACACAGTTAGAAAATTTTGCAGATGCAAGTCCTAACTTAGCAAATACTGCTGCAACATATACTAATCTACTAACACCAATTACCTATGACCTAACTGGTATTGACCAAGGTGAATATATTTTAGATGGTAGTGCATTTCCAAGCGGTAGTTATTATAGTGGTGCACAATTAGGATTTAAGAGCAATGCAAATGTGTTGTATGCAAATACCACACACCAAGCAACTGTAACTTATGGCGGTGGTGGCGTTGTACTAACAACCAGTACAATTATGCCAACACTTGTTGATAGTCGCAGTATCTTTATTGATGTGCCTTATCTAAACAGTCTAAATCCAAGCATTGCATTAGACATGTTACCAGTAAGTGCAAACGTCTGGGCACAAGGTTACAGCACACTTTCAAATGCTGTGTATACTAGAAGTTTTGGTGATCCAAAAGTAAACTTATTTAAGATCAATGACAGTCAGGTAGAACCATAATGTTTAAAACAATCTATGATAAAACAACTGGCGAAATACTAAGTTGCCGTCGCATCAGTGAAGAACAATTACAATCAATATTGGCTACTAATCCCAATTGGGATGTGCTAAGACGTGCAGTAGATGGCATTGGTAAAAATCGTGTCAACTTAGAAACATTAAAGATTGAACCAATACCTGTACCTCAACCCAGTATTGCAAACTTAATTAGAGAGCGTAGAAGATTTTTACTTGAAGGCAGTGATTGGAGTCAGTTACCCGACAATGGTCTCAGTGATGCAAAAAGAGCAGAGTGGGTAGTATATCGTCAAGCCTTAAGAGACCTGCCAGATGATCAAGGAACAGTAAATAGTTTTGATGAAGTAGTGTGGCCTACGCCACCACAATGATATGGAGAAATAAATGTATAAGATTGTTGTAGAATATGTTCATGCAAGTTTAAGTGTTGAAGCAACTGTAACAGGCACAGACCGTGCAGATTGTATTGCACAAATTGAGGCTGTTATGGAAACCAGTACTGCACACGAATATCGTATTGTAAGCGAAAGCACAATTTAACTGGAGCCATAATGCCATTTACAGAAAAATTTACATTCTTTAGAAAAAAGAAAGTAGGAGAAACTACTCCTGTTCTTGCGACATTTTCTATTAGTCCAGCCGCAAGTATTGTAAATGGCAATATCAATGCTGTGTTCAATGTGTCAACAAATTTAACAACCAGTCCTACTTTAAATTGGGACACGCTGTATGAAACAGCAAATATCTTTATTGATAATGTTACCACAGGCACAGTAACACCTAATGGTGCAGGCATTGGTACAATTACAAGACAAGTTTATGATGACGCAACATTTGCATTGCGTTTAACATCTGGTCCAAAAGTTTTAGCAACTAGTTCTAATGTAACTGTGCAAAATATCAACTATACATTTAGTAATGTAAGTTCACCTTTCTTTAACAATGCAAGTTTTATTGTTAACAGTATATTA